CTTAGGGTCCATTAATTCTACTAGAAACTCACGAGTATTTCTAATAGCATAGAACCTTTCGTTCGGCATTGTCATAGTAAATACCCCGAGAATAATTGCATCATTCCATAACCAATAATAAATCCAACTGTAAATCTAAATATTACGTCTATCATGTTCATTTCCTCTCAATGATAATTCATGTTGCATACAGGCTTTATGTGTGGGGTTTACATTAAGTTTTAGTACTGACTCAATATGATCAGTATCCATTTCAGCAATAGTTACATGTTTAAGTGGTTGATCACCATTGATGCCATACGTTCCCCACTTTAGAACAGACGCTTGAATAACATGTGGAGCGTCATCATAGAGGCATAAATCTACTTCATCGCCATGTGCGCTACGTCTAACATAGGCTAACCCGCCATCAACCATATAAGTCTTACCATTAGCATCAGTATGTGTCTTATAATCGTGACGATGCGTTGATTCTAAGATCGTTCCGTCAGGAGTTTGCCAGGCATTTTTAATTAAATTTTTCATTATTTATGTCCGAATAGTTTGCGTCTTCTGTATTCTGCAATAGTTTCTAGTAACTTTTTAGACCAGTTGTCACGATGTTCAATAAAGACTTGAGCACCCTCATCACCGGCAATTACAGTAACTAATTGCGTAATTGGCATCCCTGTCCGTTCTTCCCACATAATAGCATAAGCAGTTTCTTGTATGAAGTAACCCTCACACCATTCTTTTTTCTTTGACTTAGCAGCAGTCTTATAATCGATGATAGAATTTTTACCATCCCATACACCAACACAATCAACTCTACCAGCAATACCTAGATGTTCTGAGTACAACGCAGCTTCTTGAGCATAGACTTTGGTTAGTCTAACATCAAGAATCTCTTTGACTTCCATGAAGTTAGACTTTACAATAAGATTAGCGTCTTTTAAGTAGTCTTCTTCGTTATCAACATAACGTTCTAACACAGAATGGACTGCAGTACCACGACCAGAAGCTCGTCTAGATATTTTATTAGCTTCTTCAGCGCCTACTCTAGCACGCCATTCTCTAATGTGGTCTTCACTTAGTATAGATAAGACTGTAGTAACAGATGGATAACGAACGCCGTTAGGAGCAGCGTATTTTCGCCCAGAGTCAGTAGTCTTAGCGACCAAGTCTTTATAGCCCAGATCAATCGGTTCATGTTCAAAGTTTCCTTTATTCATACTTGTTTGCGCCATGGACGTCTAGCTCCGTCTTGAGGGCGGCCAGTTTGAGCCATTTCAGATTTGTATCCATTGATTATGAAATTCAATCTGTATTGATCTATACCACGAGTCAATTCAATAGCACGATGGACTGCGTTTAGCTCCAGGTCTCGCTCTGGTCTATTAGACTTTAGCTTTTCCTTTTGTACCACAGCGTATAGTTCATAGAGTTTAAACTCTGACAAAGGCTTAATTAGATTACGAGCTTCTGTGTCGTAATCACGTACTTCAAGTTTATCTTCATGGCGCCATTTGCTCATTATTTGCTCTTCCTTATCATTTAATATAGGTATATTGTATCATAGTTTGGGTGTTGTGTAAACGTTTATTTCACTTATTTTTAGATCATTTAGTTATAAGCTTATAACAACAATAACACTTTAACTATACCAACTATAGCACAACTATATAAAGTAAAAAAGATAACTACTTTGAAAGCGTCAGATCTACCTTTATCATAACCCTTGTTATAAACCATTTTAGTGGTGCGTTCAAGATTAATCATGATTAATCACCTTTTGACAAACATCACAGCTTATAACTTCATAATCTTCATACCCACGAGGATGAGAACATCGTTCCAGACGTTGTTCTATGCTTGCACTGATAGAGCTATGGTCACATACCATAGTTGCCGCGGCATAAAGAGTGTGGATCTCTTTATTAGAATCTTTTAAGTAATCCTCTGCTTCCTGAACTAAACTAGCATGACGAATTTGTTGTTTAATCTTGGCTTCTCTCCAATGATCCATTAATACTACTGCAGCTGAACTCATTCTGATACCTCTCTTGTAATAATAGTACCATCTGTCATAGAAACAAAGTTACTATAACCTGCAGGTTCTCTGCTTTGATACTCGACTGTACCCTGTGGATATGCTGGTACAGTACGAATGTATGGTACTTCAGTTCCAACAAGGCCAGCGTACCATTTCATTGAATCACTGCAGTGTTTAATTAGAATTGTTTTAACTATTTTCATAGACTTATTATCCTTTTGATACTTCACTTAATCTAATTCGCCACGTTCTATCATTTCTTTAGTCATAATGAAATCTCGTACAAAACCGGATCTTACAATGTCTTCCCACTTAAATTCAATATGATCAAATGCACGCATATTTTTAATGATCTTAATGAATTCACTAATGCCATCTTGATCGCCTTTACGAGTAAAATCAGATTGATAATAATCGCCAGCCATGATGAATCTACAATCTTCACCAAGTCTTGTTATAACAGAACACAATTCGTGGTAGTTACAATTCTGAGATTCATCAATAATAACAATTGCATTCTTAAGCGTAATACCACGAATAAACGATGTTGTAAGAAACTCAATCTGCTTAGATCCAGTGAGCTTTGTCCAACCATCTGAATCTTCGAATAGATCATTAACAATTGCTTTATATGGAGCAGTGTAAGCATCTTCTTTTTCTTCTTGAGTTCCAGGAAGAAATCCCATATCTCTTGTTGGAACTGCGGAACGTACAATGATGACCCTTTCATATTCTTTCTTAAACACTGATTCTAAAGCCAGATATAAAGATATAAAAGTCTTACCTGTACCTGCTGAGCCGTCTAGGCATAAATGATTGCCACTCGCAAAAGAATCAAACGCTAATTTTTGATTCTGAGTTAATGGATCAAGCTTTACTAAATGCTCTAGTTTTAAACGTAATGGTTTTTTAGTCATTTTGTTTTAATGTTATCCTTTAGTCGTGGTGGTAACCCACCTTGTATTCTAGATTGAACTTCTTTCCAGCCTTCTCCGGCCTTCTTAAGTATATCGCCTTCTCCAGAAGTTATCATTCTTGGAGCTGAGAGTACTTGTTTAATATTTTTATCTTTTACATATTCTTCCATGTCTGCAATAGACATCATCTTGGTGTATATTTCACCCGATGTTAAATCTCTAAAATCATATAGAGGCATTGAACCACTCCGGTTGTTTACGTTTAGTCCAACACATGTTAAACTTTTCTTGTTTGGTTTCATAGAAGTTTCGATATGACTGAACTGCATCAGTACCACTTAATCCAACGACTACACATTCAGGATTAGAACCCATTGCCAATTTATAAGGTGACATAGATTCTGTATGTTTAATATCGTGTGGAGTATATTGTAGAATACTTCTAAGTTTAGTATCTGTCATATGAACCTTTCCATATCTATATGTATACTCGTCACAAAGGGCAATAAAATGTTGGTAATGCCATTTGTAATTTTGACAGTTTTCACGTGTCCATATAGTTGATGGGTGGTTAAAATGACAAGCTTTATATAAGATTGTTTCTCTATCATCTTCTAGTTGGAAGTATTGTATCATAGAGCCTGACTTCGAAGGTCTACGTTCCATAGTACCATCAACCATTCTATGTACTGTTGATAGCATTTGAGCTGATTCAACAATCATTTTAACGACATGTTTGTCACATTGGGACTGTGCTGCTATCACTGGATCATCATCTAAAACAAATATATTCATAGCGATTCTTTATTATCTAATATAGGTATATTATATCATACTTTTGAGCAAATGTAAACCCCTTAGGTGAAAATAAATGAAATTAATCACCTAAGGGATTGCTATCAATGTACCTTGCTAATTGCCTCCATATCATCTAGGAAATAATTTAGATGCGCGATTTTCTTCTCCATCTTATACGCTAACACATTCTTTCCTTTTTTTATTAATTTTTTCTGATAGTATAATGCCTCTTGTCGGTCCTTCTTAAGGCGTTCAATTTGAATATAACTCATAAGCAATCTCCGGGTTAAGTTAATTGAAACTATCATGATATAGATTGTCTGGTTATACCTCTCCTATTTTTTAATTAAGTTTGGAAATGCAGTTTTAATCATAGCCTTAGTAACGTATTTGAGTTTGATATTTTTATCTTTGGCATTACAGAATAATATTGCATCGTCTGGGTGAACTGCTTCTAATAAATCAATAAATATTGTCTCTCTTTTAAACTGGTTAATCTTTGGAGTTACTGCTTGAATAAAGTTAGCAAACTTCGGATATTCAAATCTAAGTTCTCGAGCCGCTTTATTGCCAGTCAAATCAAACTTTTTAAATGGTGGTTCGCCTGGAGGTAGCGCTAGTTCGATTGTTGTATCAAAGTTGATACGTAGTATATCCCTAAGAGCTGTACAGTCTTGCTCTTGTAAATATTTAATTCGTTCGCCTTTGGTTCCTAATTTGTTAGCGTTTTTTAACACTTCGCTGATAAGTGGTTTTGCTGTTGGTTTAGCCATTGTAAAATTCCTCTACACATTCAATCAATAGATTGCATCGTTTTTTAATAAGATAGTTTAGTACTTTCATTTTCATTGGAAGCTTTTGTGTTACATAAGTATTTATAATATTTTCATTATGAACTTTTGGAATGTCATCTAGATCAATAAGAGTTTTATTCCTTTGAAAGTTTCTATACTCGTCATGTGACATAACTTCAGATAGATTATCTGCGTTTTCAGCCCAAAACTCTAGCTTCTTCTTAGTTATAGGACTTTGACGTATTCCATCCATAATAGCATTATCAGCAGATAAGATATTAGGAATTCCATCACCTTTATCGCCTCTACAAATATGTTCAAACTTATAAGTCCTAGGGTTCTTATCAACAACGAATTTCTTTTGTATTGGTGAGAACTGTTTAACGTTATTATATTTGTGTAGTTGAATAAAGTCTTTATCAGATGAGATAATCATTACTGGTTCATGTTGGCCAAACTCTTGAGTATTGATAGTAAGAGCACCAATAACGTCATCAGCTTCGCATCCATCTAAATGTATTACCTTATACGGAAAGTGTTCTTTTAACTCTTCACGTACTAAGTTTAAGATTCTAAAGATCTCGCCCCAATCAACTGTAGATTGTTCATCACGATTCTTTTTACGCATTCCTTTATATACAGGAAAGTAATCTTTACGCCAGTAACCAGCACCATCAGCACAGATTACCATTTGACCATACTCTTTCCGATACTTTTTATTGTACATACGAATACTGTTTAGTATCATATGACGTATCATATTTTCATCATTAAGCTTTTGTACAATAATATTAGATAGCGCTATTTGGCTATAATCAAGTAAAATCATTCATCAGTACTCATTAGTTTTTCATATAAATTATCGAAGTCATCGTGTAAAAAATGATGAACTCCACCGTAACGCATTAACATTGAAGAGACCATATTCATAATAACAAACATATCACGAGATTCAGGTAAGTCTTCATCTCTAAAATCTAGTTCATCAAATTCACTATGATCGTTTAACAATACTTCCTCTACTACAAGAAGGACAGTTTGAGCAGCCTCTCGACATTCCTCAACGTATTCTTCGTATTCAGTTCGTATCTCAGCATAGTCAGCGTCAATAGCAGCTTGACGAATATGCGTTGGAAACTCTATCACTTTACTCATACATTATCCTTATTTAATAGATATATTATATCATACTTTTAAGCAAATGTAAACGTTTATTTTAAAAAACTTTTAACTGCGTTTCCACCTAGCTTGATCTGAATGATACCATTATAGTATTCATCAGTAAACAGCACTTCTCTATCAAATTGTTCCTTTGCTTCCATGTATGAACATTCACCTTTAGTCTTACAGAGGTGTAATATCTCCCTATAGAATCCCTCGTCTCCCATCTTCTCATGATGTTCTTGAAGATGCTTATTAGAACCCCAGTACTTCTGCCAATCAGATTCAACTAAAGTTTTCTTTCTCCTCTTTCGAGTCTTGGTTATTCCTAGAGTCTTTTGAGACCAGAAGAACTTCTTTCCAACGTACTTCTGGGATGTTGCTAGATTCGTTATCAGGTAGACAAAACCGTACACGTCTTTGTGATTGAAATCTTCTGGTGGTTGCCATACTGTGCCGCGATAGTGCCATGTCATTACTCGTCGTTAAAGTCTAGTTCTTCTAGAGCTTCATCCTGTTCTTCGCCACAATGTGGACAGAATAAAACTATCTCGTCTTCCTGATGTCCTACAATACTTCTGTTATAACAAACTTCACAGTTAACTACTGATCGCTTCATATGTTATCCTATGTCTTTAAATTGATCCCAACCGCCAATAGATACACCATCAACTTTTATTTGTGGGAAGGTCCTTGCAAAAGGGAATTTCTCTAATAGCTCTTCACGATTAAAGTCCTTTCCAAGTTCGAATACTGCGTATTCTGCTATACCATAACTTTTTAAGTTTTCTGCTTTCTGCTTTGCGTAATCACAGAATGGACATTGACTCTTGCTATAGATTTCTATATTCATCATAAACTCAATCCTTTCAATGCATTACTATCTATATCTTGTTTTACGCCACCAATTACATAAGAGCTAATTTCTGTTTCTTGTGGAGCAACTTGTACATTACCACCACCGATCCACTTTTCAGTCCAAGGCAATGGGTTAGCTTGTGGAACTATATAAGGACATGGTAATCCAATAGATCTCATTCGTTTACAACCAATCCATTCAATATAATCTGCTAAGATCTTTTCGTTAAGACCAATCATAGAACCGTTTTTAAACAAATAACTAGCCCATTCTTTCTCTTGGTTAATTACTTCTTCGTATAATGCGATTGCTTCTGGTTCCATTTCTCTAGCAATCTTTTCAAAATCTTTATCTTCTTTCTTAAGAAGTTTTAACATAGTCGTAGTTGATGCTAAGTGAACGTTCTCGTCTCGAGCAATTAACTTAATAATCTTTGCGTTACCTTCCATCTTTTTAAGTTCAGCAAATGCCCAAGAACATGCAAAAGACACATAGAATCTAACACCTTCTAAAGCATTAGCACTCATCATAGCCATCCAAATAGCACGTTTATGATCCATTTTACTT